GCATGAGCGCAACGCCGATCGATCTGTCGCGCCTTCCATCGCCCGATATCGTTGAAACGATCGACTATGAAACGCTGCTCGCCGAGCGCAAGGCGAAACTCGTGTCGCTCTATCCGGCCGATCAGCAAAACGAAGTAAAGGCCGCGCTCGCGCTCGAATCCGAGCCGATGAACATTCATTTGCAGGAAAACGCCTATCGCGAAGTCGTGTTGCGCCAGCGCGTGAACGATGCCGCGCGCTCCGTCATGCTGGCTTATGCGAAAGGTAAAGACCTCGACCACCTTGCCGCGCTATTTGAAATCGAACGCCTCACGATCACGCCGGCCGATCCTGCGAACGATATCGATGCGGTTTTCGAAGAAGACACCGACTTGCGCGCGCGCACGCAGCTCGCACCGCAAGGCTTTTCAGTGGCCGGCCCCGAGGGGGCATATATCTCGCATGCGCGCAACGCTGACGGCCTCGTGCTCGATGCGTCGGCCGTAAGCCCTGCGCCCTGCGAAGTCGTCGTTACGATCCTCGCGCGCGCCGGCGACGGCACCGCCGACAAGGCGCTCGTCGACAAGGTGCAAGACGCGCTCGCGGCCGACAACGTGCGCCCGCTCACCGACCTCGTGACCGTGCAAAGCGCGACGATCAAACGCTATGCCGTGCGCGCGACCCTCGTTTTCTTCGCCGGCCCCGATCGCTCTGTCGCACTGGCCGAGGCAAACAAACAAGTCAAGAAATACACCGACGACATGCACAAGCTCGGCATGGCGATCACGCTCGACGGCGTTTTTGCCGCTGCGCGTGCCCCCGGCGTGCAAAAGGTGTATCTCGACGAACCGGCCGCCGACATTCCGGCGACGAAATTCGAAGCGCCGTATTGCACGGCGATCGAGCTGATCGACGGGGGCATTTACAACAATGAGTGATCTGCTCGCCCCTAACTCGTCGACTGCCGAGCGCAACCTTGCGCGCGTCGGCGCACGCATAGGCGATATCCCGTCGCCGCTCAACGTGCTCATGAATCCCGATGCGATCCCGCTGCCGCTGTTGCCGTGGCTCGCTTGGCACCTCGGCGTCGACGCATGGAAAGACTATTGGCCGGAACAGACCAAGCGCGCCCGCGTCAAGGCCGCTATTCCGATCGCACGCAAGAACGGCACGGCCGCTGCGGTGCGCGAAGTCGTCGCCGCTTTCGGCGCAAACATCGCCCTGCGCGAATGGTTCGAGCAAACGCCTCGCGGCGTTCCTGGAACGTTCGACGTAGTGCTCACGGTTAGCGGGCGCAACGGCGAGGCCCCTACGGCCGCGCTCGTCGCCGACATCATCGCGGAAATCGACCGCACCAAGCCCGTGCGCGCGCATTACACCTTCACGCAAGGCTTTTTCATGCAGAGCACGCAGCGCGTCGCGGCGGCCGTTCGACCCGCGCTGTATCGCCGTCTTTCTTTCACGGATATCTGACCTATGGCCGGCAACCTCATCACCATCACCGACGCGGGGCGCGCTGCGCTCGTCGCAACCGGAAACACGGGCACGAACGCGCATCAAGTCGTAAAGATCGGCCTCGCCTCGGCCCATTTCGTCGCTGACAAGTCGCTTAAAGCGATGCCGAACGAGCGCAAGCGCATCACGACATTCGGCGGCAAGAACATCGCGGCCGATACCGTGCATGTGACGCTGAAAGACGACACCGACGATCAATTCACGCTGTACGGGTTTGGCCTGTACCTCGAAAACGATGTGCTGCTCGGCGTCTATAGCCAAGCCGCGCCGATCATGGAGAAGTCGCCGGCCGCAATGCTGCTGCTGTCGGCCGACATTCAATTCGCGACGATCGACGCGGCGGCCCTGACGTTCGGCGAGGCGACGTTTCTTAACCCGCCAGCGACGACCGAAGTGCAAGGCGTGATCGAGCTGGCGACGCAAGAGGAAGTCAACACCGGCACCGACACCGTGCGCGCTCTCACGCCCAAGGCGGCCGCGAGCCGGTACGCGGCACTCACGGGCGCGGGCTTCACCGGCCCCGTGCGTGCGCCGTCCCTCACGGTCGACGCCGACGCCGTGATCGGTTCGGCGACCCTGAAACGGACGCGACAAGCCGTAATCTCGATCGACAATTTCGACGGCCTCACCATCGAAGCGATGGACCTCGGCAACACGACGAAAAAGCCCGTTGCGCTTGTGCCGTATGGCGGCAAGGTACTCGTCGGCACGACCGTCGATAACGGCGTCGGCCTCGTGCAAGTCGCCGGCCTCATCACCGCGCAATCGCCGGCGGACGGCGACGTATCGAAGCGCCTCGCGACGACTGAATGGGTAGTCGCGGCGATCGCATCCGACGCGATCGGTCGCATCGTATTCGAGCCACGCACAAGCGTTCGAGCCGGCTATCTCAAGCTAAACGGCGCTGTACTGAAACGAGCCGACTACCCGGCCCTATGGGCCTATGCGCAATCGGTCGGCGCGATCGTTGCCGAGGCGTCATGGGCTTCGAATAACTGGGGCTGTTTCTCGTCGGGAGACGGCGCAACGACCTTTCGCTTGCCCGAGCTGCGCGGCGAATTCATTCGGTGTTGGGACGATGCACGCGGCGCCGATACCGGCCGCGCAATCGGCACCTATCAGGGCTCTCAAAACGTGTCGCATGCGCACGGCGCGAGCGCTGCGGCGGTCGGCGATCACGCGCATAGCGCATGGACGGATGCGCAAGGCTGGCACGGGCACCACGGCGGCACAACTGCGTCCGGCGATCACCAACACAGTTTTAGTTATCCCGTTCCGCAAAGCGTCGGCGATAGCGATCGCGGAAGCCTGAACAGTAGTTTTTCCATAGATAGCCCTGTCGTACCTGTCACCCAATGGGGCGGCAATCACGCACACACGTTCGACACCGATGGCAACGGCACACACGGTCATAACGTGGGCGTCGGCGGAGCCGGCGCGCATTCGCACACGATCGCCGTCAACGCTGACGGCGGCAACGAAGCGCGCCCCCGAAACGTCGCAATGCTCGCAATGATTCGCGCTTACTAAAGGATCTCAAACCATGCTGATTCATCAATACGACGCCGAAACCGGCCAGTACATTTCGAGCCGCCTGGCTGACGGCGACCCGCTCAACCTCGACCGTTGGCTCGTGCCTGCATTCAGCACGGTCGACGAGCTGCCCGCACGCACGCCTCTTTCATGGCCGTTTTACCTCGATGGCGCATGGAAGCTGCTGCCCGACTATCGCGGCCGGATGCTGTACCGCCAGGACACCAGCGCACCCGCCGAAATCCTCGTCGCGGGCACGACGCCGGCCGAGCATGGTTTGACCGAAACGGCACGGCCCTCGGATGAATACACGTTTCGCGACGGCGCATGGGTGATCGATCCCGCTATCGTCGCGCAACGGGTCCGCGCGGCGGCGATGGGCGAGTTTGACGTGCGCATGGCGCACGCCCGAACGATGAATGCGGGCAGGGCCGACGCGTATTCGGCCGGCTTGCTCTCCCGTGAAGAAACCTATTACTTCCGCACATGGTCGGCTTATCAGCTCGGCCTCGTGCGCGCGATCCAGCATGAAGGGTTCCCCGATACCGTGAGCTGGCCTGACGAGCCGGCATCGTTCGAAGTCGCGAGCGCGCCGGCAATGGCCGAGTTTGATGCCCGCATGGCGAAAGCCGCGACCTTTACCGATGGCAGGGCCGAGGCATACGCGGCCCGCACGTTGGAATCCGAGGCTTATTACAACTATCAGGCGTGGACCGCCTACGCCGAGCAATGCAAGCGCGTGCTCGACCGCGAAACCTTCCCGAACGCTGTTGTATGGCCCGACGAACCGCCGGCCTACACACAGCCGCCCTACACACCGCCGGCCGCACCGAGCCCGACCGAGCCGAACACCGAACCCACGCCGGAAACCCCGGCAGACCCCGCGTAACGCCGAAAGCGTCGCGAGCTGCAACCCGCCCTTCCACTGCCCTTTTAAACAGGAATTCACAATGGCAACTGACTATCACCACGGCGTGCGCGTTATCGAAATCAACGAAGGCACGCGACCGATTCGCACCGTATCAACGGCCGTTGTTGGCCTCGTCGCGACCGGCCTCGATGCGGACAAAGATATGTTCCCGCTCGATACGCCCGTGCTGCTGACGAACATTCAGGCGGCGATCGGCAAGGCGGGCGACAAGGGCACGCTCGCGCGCACGCTCGAAGCAATGGCCGCACAAGCGAAGCCGGTCACTGTCGTCGTGCGCGTCGCTGACGGCATCGACGACGATGCAACGACGAGCAACGTAATCGGGACTACGGCGGTAGGCGGCGGATACACCGGCATGCAAGCGCTGCTCGCCGCGCAATCGAAACTCGGCATCAAGCCGCGCATTCTCGGCGCACCGGGACTCGATACGCAATCCGTCGCGACGGCCCTCGGCTCGCTCGCACAAAAGCTGCGCGGCTTCGGCTATGTGTCGGCGAATGGCTGCGAAACGAAGGAAGCGGCGACCACCTACCGCAAGCAATTCAGCCAGCGCGAGCTGATGGTGATATGGCCGGATTTCTTCGGATGGGATACGACCGCGAACGCGTCGACGAAGATCGACGCCACGGCGATCGCGCTCGGCCTGCGCGCCAAGATCGACGAGCAAACGGGCTGGCACAAGACGCTATCGAATGTCGGTATCAACGGCGTCACCGGCATTAGCCGCGATGTGTTTTGGGACTTGCAAGAC